CTAACTCTGGTCGGATATCAGCAACGATGGCGAGTGCCACAGTAATACCGGAAGCTGCAACAGCTCTCAAATATGACTTAATTGCTGCTTTGTGTTTTTTGTTTAGTTTCATGCTTTGCCTCCTAGTAGTGGGATGTTGAAAAACTCGCCTGATTTGTTTGGATAAAATGAAATATGAATGTGCTTAGTATGGGGATTAATATTCTTATATTTTCGCCAACGCCAATTTAATAGTTTGCTGGCAATATGATGATTATGAATTACATATTTGATTCGTTTGTCTGTTTTGCCAGCAAGTCTGATCTGATCGGCAAGATAGGCAGATATGCCCTCGGCTTGACCTAAATCAGCTGTAATGTCGATGGCACAAACTTCGCCGGAAGGCAATGGGTTGTGATCTGAAACCTTTGATCTCATTTGATGTTGTGCCGATGCTATCCAACCATCACTTTTACGGCTGCGATCGGGAAAACAATCATCAATTTGCTCTCGCATTTGCACAGCTGCTTTTGATAGATATGGTTTCATTGGCACAATTTCTCAAAATTATGCTAAAGACCCAAAGCCGATCTCAAATCATCAAGACTTAACCCAACGCTTGATAATTTTTGCTCCACACTTGGTTCAGGAACAATTGTATCAATACCGATGTGAGCATTAATTATTGATCTAACCTTTGTTTCATCTTGTAAATCTATATCTAAATATACAAAATTGTCTTCAACAAAAATATTTTGATTGAGAACAATGCCTTCAGCCTTCAATTCGTTTTTTAATTGTTCGCCATTAAGTTTTGCAGGTAAATCAAATTTTATCATTTTATGCTCCTAAATAAATTAGACCGAAACTTGTACATAATGGGACATAATCATTACCTTCTATTTGTCTTGTTCCACCTGAATTTTGATATGCGATCATTTGAATATAATCTTCCGCATCCAATGATAATATATTTGTCATCGTTGTGCGACAAGTTAATTGGCTGTTGGCGGTAGCAACAAATTTACCAAAATCAGCACCAGAAACAAGAGTTGTTCCATTTTTTTTAATGGTGAAAGACCTTTGTGCTTCAGCGTTTTCTCTTTGCCATTGAAGTGAAGCAAAAACTAAATACTTCCCACCTTTGCCAGCAGGTATTGTTAATCTTGAATTATTTGTAGCATTAGAGTGAAAACCATCACTATCATTTGCTTCTGTATCAAAACTAACTGCGGTATCTGTGTCATTACTTACTGATTGTTGAATGGATTTTGAAACTTGACAGCCAACATAAGTTGCACCAGAGGCAGGAAGTGCCGCCCATTTTATACCATTTGTAGCTGTAGAATCAGCCGTCAAAACATAATTGTTTGTTCCAACAGCTAAACGAGCAACTGCATTATCGGCTGATGCAACAATTAAATCACCCTTAGCATCAACAATTGATTTGGCAATTGCTGCAGCAGCATTGTTAAAAACGGTTGTATCAATCGCTGTTCCAAGTGATCGAATTGCTGCAGCTCCGTCTTTAACCAAAGCAGTATCGTCGGGGGTAGTCCAACTGTAATTTGTAGTAGTTGCCATTTTTCTCCTATTATCAGGCTACGATTGTAGCGTATTCCCATGTCAAAGTATTGCTTAAAGTGTTCCAACGCTCACCTATCGGGACAGAATTCCATCTCATAGCCACTTGACTGAAACTAACTGGCGATAGATTGATCGTTAAAAACAATTCATTAAATCTTGTGCTCCAACGCCATCCCTCTACATATCCTTCAAATTCGCCATCACTAATTTGATCCGGTAAATCTTGGATATTTAGAGGCATCCCCATAAATATATTTAACAGATTATCCCGATCAGAATCATCAATTTCTGGATTTGTGATTGGAAAAGTTATGCTGTCAAAAACTGGTTGAGGAAATGCCCGTAGGCTGATATATCGATCAGCAACCTCTTGAGCATCAGCTGCTGAATGAATTCTGGAATTTATGGTTTCTGCTTTATATCCATAAAGAGCAATGGATGAAGATGAAGTAGAAGTTTTTTGTGCATTATAGTTTGCGCCATAATTTAGATAAATGTCGTTTCTAATATCTGCCGATTTGACAGTTGTTCGCAATCCTGATCCAATAGCATGATTGGCGGATAAATCCACATATCCATTTGCAATTAGATAAGTTTGGCGATGGTCAGCATCGGCATATCCAATATTTCCTTCATTGTCCTCATAAATATATCCAAAGGCACTATTGGCAATATCTGAAACAACATTATAAATAGTATCTATAGTATTTGGTTGATGTTGCATTGTATAAAGTCCAGGACGATCTATTTCACCTAATCCTAAATTAACAGCATTTGCCCAAGTTTCTGTCGGATCATAAGTTGCCCAAGTAGTAGCCGCTGGAACTTCATTCCAAGATCCAAGCAATACGCTGGAAAGTATTTCGTAAATTTGTTCGCCATCTTCATCTTGAGCAATGTTATCGTTCCAAATTTCTTTTGCTAATTTAACGATAGATCCCATTGCCAATAAAGTATAAGAAATTATTGCTGTTAAATTGCCTGATCGCTCAACTTCTACACTTATATCAGTTATATCTCCGCCAAATAAATTAACATAGGATCCGCTGCTATTTTTGACCTGCAAACTTAAAGAATCATTTATATCAAATGGTAATGTTTGCCCTGATAAAGCAACCAACTGAACCTGTAAATAAGATGGGTTTGGTTGGGTATAAATATCATCTCTGCCTGATTGATGGATAATGTCGCTAATTGCAATGTCGGTATAATCAACACCAGCAACAGTCAATTTCCAATCCGGTGTCCAAACTGTCATTATCCGCCCTTTATGCCGTTGTTATACAGTTGTGGAACTGATCTTGATGCGCTTTGATTTAAGACTTTTGCAACGGATCTAGCAGCACCTTCAGAATCAATTGCTTGAACAGAGATGTTGTTTATTACTGTTGGGTTTCCTTCACCATAGGTAAAATTGGAACTTGGAACTGATGGAATTTGACCTAGCATTTCACCAGTTAAAGATGGGTTTGGAATATAGCCAATATCAGCTCCGGGTTTAACTAAATTAACCACTCGAATTGCTTGATTAGCTAATTCAACTAATAAACCAATAGCTTCTCTAATAAATGTTATGAATCCGGAGATTATCCCAGCCACACTTGCAATTGCTTTACCAAATGATTCAGCACCCTTTTGGCTTTCTTGTAATGAATTACTCAATCCTTGGTCGCCAGTAAGTCCAGCAATAAATGCATTAAGGGTCGGAATACCTGTTTCATTTAAGAATCCAATAAATCTTTCAACCTGTGGAAGTAATGCAACTCCTAATGCTTCTTTGGCTTCATCAAATCCAACTTTTAATCGATCCATCTTGCCTTGAAATGTTTCAGCATTTTGCGAAGCTGCGCCACCATAAAGATCTGACAATTTTCTTTGAATGTCTGTGAAACTCATGGTCTTAAGTTCAGCAGCTGATAAACCAATACCTAATCTGCCTAGTGCTGTTTCCTGACCATCATGGGCTTTGGCTAAAGCATTTGCAACAGATTCTAGATCTCGACCAGATCCTTTGCTTACATCTAAAGCAAGGCTTAATAATTTTTGCGCTTCTTCGGTTGATTTGGTCGATACTGCCAATCTTTGTAATGCAGGTCTAAGCTCAGAATCGGAAACTCCGGTGGCTAAAGATGTCTGAAGGATCATTGTTTCAGTAGCCTTAATTTGATCCTCAGTTGCCCCTGTGGCGGTCTTTAAGGCAGCAGCCAACCTCAATTGTGCTTGTTCATCCTCTATCGCAGCCTTGACCCCATCAATGGCTAATTTAGTGCTATAAGCAACTGCAGCAGCAGCAACAACAGCAAATGCAGCAGCAGCCTTCTTGCCAAATTCTGAAATTTTGCTGGAGTTATCCTCAACAGCCTTATCAGCTTCCCCTAACTTCTTTTTAAGATCATCAACATCAGCAAGAATGGATAACTTTAGCGTGCGATTACCGGTTGCCATCAGACCCACTCCTTAATAATGCGATCAAAACTTTGTTCCCATTTGTTAATCAATTCAGGCTGAATTCTGCGAAGGGTTGGATAGATAAACCATCCACGACTACCTCTGCCCTGCCGTCCTGAATATGCAGGGAATTGTTTGTATTTATTTGAACCAAACTCAATGCCACCCCATAGGGTTTGCGTAGTAGCACCACCTGAAAACTTTTGTCTTGCGAAACCATAACTGAACTCACCGATTTTGCTCGACTTGGAGATACTGACACCATCCGCAACTCTTTGCGCAACTTTGCCAGATTTTGTTCGAGTTTTAGCTGCTTGCTTAATTTCCTCTGATGCAAAATACGCCAACGCAGCAGATTGCGCTCTTGCTTCCTCAGTAGCTTGTTCATCCATGAGTTTGAATGCTTTGTAAATATCACGCAGATCTTTCTTATTGTATGCAATGGTTTCACTTGCCATTCCTTCGCTCCAATATCTCGATCGCTGTTAATATGTCGTCCGCATCAACCCATTCACTCATCGGTATATGTGTGGCAATTGCCAACTCAACCAATAATCTGCTTAGGCTTCCTGCTTTGTGGCTTTTGGGTCTGCATCACCAACAATGACATCGGCTACAGTTTCCATCCAAATATCCATTGGTTTGACTGGCTTGCTTCCGGCAATTTCACGCTTATGAGCATGATAAGCCAAAAACATAAGATCCCAAATGCCAAGTTTTTCACTTGCTTGCCCAATGGTATTTCCTGTCTGCTTTTCCCATTTTGCCCACTCAGGCGGTTGGGCAATGTAAGTTGCTTGCTCGCCTGAGTTATATTCAATTGTAATTGGTAGTTTCATTTTGCTCCCGTTGTTAGATTTTAACTAAATGTTTCTACTACTGCGCCCTTTGATACTGTGAAAGTAAAAGAAACAGTTTGAGCATCAATACCAGATCCACCAGCTGTTGGAAATTCTGGCTTTACTGGAAACACAAATTGTGCGCCAGTTGCAGCTGTAAGTGTGATTGAAATGTCTGTGTCTGGTGCTGATTCAGCAGCTGCCCAAAGTGCTTCGCAAACAGAGTTTGCTTTGCCCCAATCTGCCAACATGTCTAACTGGAATGTTCCAGAGATGTTTGTGGTTTTATAAGCCTCGCCATCAAGGGTTTGATAAACCTGACGCTCATTGACTTTTGTTAAAATTGCGTTAGTCGCTTGTGCTTCGATGTCTGTTCCACCTGTGAAAGACAACGATATATCACGACCAGTTATTACTGTGGTTGCCATGATTCTCCTTATGCGGTTTGTGTGTAGTAGGTAGATACTCGAACATCTGCGATTAGCAGCGTTGATGCTCCAACTGTGCTTACTGTTGGTCTTTCGACCGAGCTGACAACATATCCGGTTGGGATAACTGCCAGAACACTCATGATTAACTGCTCGATATTGTCGAGCGATGCAGGATTGCTGTTATAAGCAACTGCAACTGAAATTGTAAAATTGATCTTTGCATGAATTGTAGTTTTGTTAATTGTTTCCAATTCAAGATAAGGACTATCTGGAACTACCACCACGGCTGGCGGAATAACTGTTTCTGGAACAAATGAATAAACATTTCCAGCCACGCCAGCAAGTGCGGTTGCTAAAGGTGTCCTAATGCTTGAAAGAATTGTTGATGCTGGCATTTATTGGCACATGCTTTCAACATCAAGATAAGGCCCAAGTAATCCTACGCAACGATTAAATAAACTTCTGCCCATTTTAAATGGAGTTGCTGTAAAATCTACTCCTTCGATTTGTCCTCCTGATGCAACTCTTGATTGGAAGACTTCGACTGATACAACATAGACAGCTGATTCAACACTTTTGTTTCCAACATAAGTTGATGCGCTAGATAGGGTTGCAGTTCCGCTAGGTATAACATTTGCCTCATCGACATCGGCATTTGTGATCGCAGCTTCGAAGGTATATTGTCCAAGATTTTGATCAAGAACAGTTCTTGTTCCATTGTAAGGTGATCCGCACCCTGCGATGACGACTGATTGTCCTTCGGTAAATTCATGAATGCCAAGTGTAGTGAAAGTGGCGACATTGTTTGTCAGCGACACTTTTTGGATTGGACTTTTGAATGAAACTAACATTGGCAGAATTGTGTTTTCTGCGGTGTCGATAATGCCGTTTAAGTATGTATCATCATAAAGAGCTGACGACACACCAAGCACACTTCTTAACTGACTGGCAGTAATAATGGTTGGCATGTCGTCCTCTCTTAACTCCCATTTATAGCTGCCTGAGATCGGGAGCAACCTCAGGCATGACCTATTAGGTTAGGTTAAAGCGTCGAACTCCACCTGCGACCAAAACGCCACAAGCTAAATATCCGTAAAGCATTGTTTCGATTTCGCCACTTACCACAGCATTTGTTGAAAGTTGTAGTGTTGGTGATTCGTAAATTGCAACAGATGATGGAACTACAATAAATGCAGATTCATCAATTGAAGTTGAAACAGCCTTATTTGAAACATAAAGATCAAGACCCATTACATTTCCACGAAGGCTTTGTGTTGATGCTGAACCAGCAGCATTTTGTGGCTGTGATGCTGAGAAAATTGGACGCTTGCTTGAATCTTGAGCACCAATTAAAAGACCCCATTGGCTAGTTCCAGCAATGTAGCGTGTTGCTAACTCACCTGTTGCAAGGTAAGCAGCTGGTGCTTCAGTCTTAACATAAGCAACAATTCCATCAACAGTTGCATCTTGCGCTGTTGCTTGTGTTCCTCCAGCAGTAAGAGCTGCAATAACAGCAGCTTCGGTTGCGCCAGCATAAGCACGACGCATGTTTTCCAGCATAGCGTCATAAAAGCTGGGATCTGCACGATCAAACAACTCAACTGAATAGCGTTGTAATCCAGCATATTTTTTGACGGTTAAATTAACATAACTTGAAACAATTCCTGTTTCGCTTGGAGCATCGGCTTCGGCTGTTTCTGCAACTGTTCCATTTGTTGTAATTTTTGGAACTGAAATTTGCATTCCTGAATTTGGCAATCTGCGAGATCCAATTGCATCAATTGCAGCACGATTTCCAATTGATGTATCAACAACAGTTGAAACATATTGAATTGGCTTGAATGCTGGGTTTGTTGTAAAAGAATCATCAGCAGCAGTAATTAATTTGGCAGCTTCTGATTTTGCATGTGCAACATATTGAGCAGAATCAAAATTGCCCATTGATGCTTTGATTGAATGCTCTAGGAATCGAGCTTGTGATGTAATTGGTGAGCGTGGCTTTGTATAAGCAACTGGTTGCGTTGCTTGAACTGCCACAGGCTCAGATTTTGCAGCTTCTACCGCTTCGGTGGCGATAGGAGCTTCTGAGTTAGTGTCAGACACTTTTTCCTCCTGTTTTGTTTGATCCTCAGCGGTTGCTTCGGAATTCTGGTTTTCGCTGGCTGCAACTTCGGCAACCCTTGCACTATCAATGGCAGGATCGGCAACAAGGCTAACTTCAACAAGTTTTGATGCTTTAACACGCATCACGCCCTTGCTGCTATCCCAATCATCGACAATCACGCCAACGCTAAATCCATCTCTTAAACCTTCGGCTGCTTCAAGCAAACTGTCATCGCCAGCAATAGTTCCGGCAATCTTGAATGTTGCCTCAATGCCTTTATCGTCAGCTGTAATGTCTATCATTTTGCCAATAGGACGAGTGCGATCATGCTCAAGTAATAATTTGATTGGCTTGCTGAAATCAATGCTGTTTTTTTCAAATAATGTTGCGCCAGCACTTGTGATGCCTTTTTCATCCCAAGACACAATTGTGCCTGAAATTGTGCGCTTGCGATTATCTGCAGCGGTTAATGTAATTGGGAAATCAATTCTCATCGAATTAAATCCTCCTCCTCTTGTATTTGCTCGACACTCATTGCGCCAATGCGATTTAAGATTTCATAAACTTGCGCTCGCTCTAACGCAGATCCACGCAAGAAATCATCTAAGTCGAATCTGACTTCAACGCCATTTGGCACAAAATCAACCATTGACAATCTTTGTTCAATTGATGTCAAAATTGGTCGTAATGAAAAATCAATAAGTGCTTTTCTTTCAGCTGTCATGTTGCTGTAAGTCATGCTGGTAGTTTCTGCTGAAACAAAACTTGCCGGAATGCCCGTTGCTCTCGAGATTTCTAGAGCGAGGTATTGACGACCCTCATTGAGTTGAAGTTTTGCTGGATCAAAACCTAATGTTTGCAATTCGACATCAGCATTTAAGAATGCAGTTGATCTTGTTGATCTGCTGGCTTTCCATGATTCTAACAATCTTGTAATTCGCTCTGGTGTTAAATTTGTGCCATTTGATTTTAAGACCATTGTTGGAACTGGCTCTTTGGCGTATAATTCAGCCGCTTTTTCTAATTCCAATGCAGCTCTGATTGTGCGACCTGCTCGGTTTAATAATCCTTCATCAAGTCCATTGAATACAACTAAACTGCCAACACCATAAAGCGGAACTTCTGCGCCATCAACTCTATAAAATAAAATTTCCGTTTGATTGGCATTTAATTGATAAGTAATTCTATCCGGTGCAACTCTTGTCCATGCTCTTACTCTTGCGCCATCGGATTCTGAATATGAATCTAAAACCTGACCATAAGCAAATCCTGTAAATAATAAATCCTCAGCAATCCAAGCATAAGTTGCTGATCCGGGAATTCTTGGATCTGGTTGCATTAAAACTCTTGCTGGTCTTAAATGCTCTTTTGTGAAATGATTATAAGTTTCAACTGGCAATGATCCAACTGTTGAGCAAATTATATTTCGTGCTCTTGCCAATGCAGGAACAGACATTGCTTGTTCTCTTGTAGCTGTTTGACTTCCATAAAGCATTCCGCCAATTGCAGCTTGTAAATTGTATGGAGCATAAGAAGCAGCAACATCTGTTGTTGGTGCAATTGTCTGATTTGTCAGGAAACGATCAAATAATCCCATTTGGACATAATATACCATAATGTCCGAATTATGCGATTTGTATGTCAATTTCCGTTTCTGCTTGTGTCGCAAAATAGGTTGCTAATGCCGAAGCGACAGCTGCACAAACTGCCACTCGACTTGCACGCCTTCCAATGATCCACGACCCATCCCCATAGGGTAGTTTTGCAGCGGAAAGAGTTTGTTGGGTCAGTTCATCCTGCCCACCATGTTGTAATCGATGACTATTGATCGCCCCAAGCCACCGATCGCAACTTTCAGCATATATCGCCCCATCCATGTTAGTGCAGGAAAATCCAGCAGGGATTAACCGACTTGCGACGGCTTGTGCAGTCCTTGCTGAATAAGCGATAGTCTGAACATTATATTTTCTTACATAAGGTGCAATGTCATTTGCGACCGCTAAATCATTTATTGAATAATCATTTGACCAAGTATGCAATAAAACTAAATTGAATTTTTCTCCTGGCAATCTTTGTGTCGCAGTTAAAGCTGCAAATTTTCTGTCCGGCGATAAATCTAAACCAAACCAAGTCGGTTGCTCAGGATCTAATGGTATTGGATTGGTCTGACATAAAGCCCACTTTTGTGCATCAATTGCGCTGTTAATTGTATCTACCCATTGAGCAAGCACTTCGGTTCTAACAATATCTGCTGGATCATGAATTACAGCTTTAAGATTATCTGGATGAATTGTTATTCCTAATGATGGGTTGGCTTGAGCAAATGCACTCCAATTAATCTCGCCTGACGGAAGCAAGATTGGAGCATCGGGTTCAGCACTCCACTCAAACCAACCAATCGGATCGTTGGTTGTAGCTGAAGCCAACGCCCTCTCACGCAATTTGTTTAAGATTACGGAATGCTGATCTCCTGCTGAGGAATAAACCCAAACCTGCGGATTCTTAGCAGCCATCATTGAATAACGCATTGATGACCAAGCATCCTCATCTTTATATTCTCGAAGCTCATCAAGATGGATGGTTTCAGGTTTTGATAATCCTCTCGCAGCATTGTTTGCAGCCTTTACAACAAATCGTCTATTGCCAAACAGCTCTATTTCCTCAGCACCATGTTGCCATCGGATTTTCTTAACCTCTTTTTCAAGTCTTGGGTTTGTTTCAATTAAGCCAACGATCTGCCTAAAAGTTTCAAGTGATGTTGTAAGTCTGTGAGCTGATGCAAGTTGCAAACCCTCACCCCATACAAACATTCCGGTTAAGATCCGAAGCATCATCAAAGTCGATTTGCCTTGCTGTCTAGCCATAATCAAACCCAGTTCAGAATGAGCCCACCGCCCATCCTCACGCACTTTGTGGCCATGTATGCAGACAAAGCGTTGCCATTCCATCAAGTTAATTCCAAGTTCAGTTGCAAAATCGATCATCTCTTGACCCTTGCTCGGTAAATCATTGAGTTTTGAGCATATTCGTGGAGTTTGCACACCTCCTAAAATCGATCCAGTCCGATCTAATTGGATTACTTCAGAATTAGTCATGACGGATTTGATTGTGTCGGATCGTGGCTGATTGAGGTGTTTCGTGGGTTAGAAAAGGAACGGGGGGTCGGTGGTGTCGGTGCGCTCACAAAAAAACGCCCTCCCTTGCTTAAATTACATCTACGACATGAAGCAACTAAATTATCATCAGTATCAAGCCCACCTAATCGTCTTGGAATGACATGATCTACTGTTGTAGCTTCTTGATTGCAGTATTGGCAAATGAATTGATCCCTTCTCAAGATCCTACTGCGAATAGATCGCCAACGATGGGTTGATCCGCTAGATCTTAATGCACTCTTACTCAATACCATCCCTTAATCTTATGATGTGCTAAAGCATTACATGGATTATCATAACGCTGCTTGATATATTTTAATCCCCAATCGATTTGTTTGAATCCATTAACAGTTAATAAATACTTTGATCTACCTTGAGGAATACCATAATGACTTCCATTACGGCTTTTAGGGTTCCATCTACTTTCCTTATACCAAAGCTCATCTAAACAATAAAATTGATCTAAATCATTAAGCTGTATGAAAGCCCATTGACGATAATGATTTATTGAAGGCTGAACGGAATATGCTTTTTCAAAGCCTAAAATGTTGGCTAAACATAGAGCTATCCCAATTAGCGAGCACCTTGCGAACCTCCCCCTTCGGGGTTCGCCTTTTGGCTTTGAGAGCCAATGCTCTTTATAGCGTATCATATGATTCCAAATTCAACGGCGTGTCTTGCATAAATTGCAACAATTTTAAAATCATCTGTATCAAGCCAGTTTTCATCCCAACCATTCATATTGACATCCATCCTATATATTTGGCATCAGGATTATCAGCAAGCCATTCTTTATGCAGCTCATTCTGATAAGCCCAATTTATTTCATGTTCTCCTTGATCATGAGAATCGCACATGTATAGCACTCCTTATCTGCAAACATCCAAGCACCGCATTTATTGCAGCGCATAACTGGCTCTTGCGTATCGGTCGATTCAGCTTCATTCTTAACACCCACGCCACAACATTTAAGGCATTGATAAACCCTAAATCCTTCATGGGTTTCGTATCCATCAAGCCAAATGAATTCGGTATTGGCTGAGCAGAAGTTGCATCTAAATTTAACCACGCTTTCCTGCCCAACCACTACCTTCAAAGATTGCTGGCACAGCTGTATAAACACGCCTCATAATTGTTCCACATACTTGACAATTAGGAGTTTTATGATCCATAGGTAATTCCACTACAATTGCAATTTCCTCACCCGGACATTCGTATTCGTAATTAGGCATTATAAGGAATCCGATTGATCGTGTGGCATACATAGCATCGAAGCAGATCGCCCTCATGAAGTAATCTGTCATCGTTGCATGTATCGCAACGAATTGTTGATGGCTCGACTTTAACTCCTTGATCTGTGAAGGTAGCAGTTAAACCAGAGCCGTCAATAATTTGTAATTCACCCATTTATTCACCTCCCTTGCCTTGTTCAACATCAGATGGAAACCACCAGCTTCCATTGTCTTGTAATTTGCCCCAAATTGCATCACATTGTTCTGCTTTTGCAGCTGTGCAAACATAGCCGTAATAGGGCTTACCAGTTTTAGCTGTTCCTTGTTTCAAAATCATTAAGCCATGTATGCATGTTTGTTCATTGGGTTTGCTAGGTATGTTTTGTATTGCTTCTCCAACCGACCATGCTCCCGAACTATCTCCTGATTTATTATCATTCGCAAATGATTTTCTGAGTGCCATTTCAATAATTTTCGAATTGCCACTCTTGCCATAAATGTTTTTATTTGGTTCATTATTCACCTTTTTCATATCGTCTTTGGTTGCAGTTTTGTCGGACCCTTTTAAATTAAGAATTGCCCTACCCAATGCGCTGGTAGATGTATCCTCGACATAAAATTTTTTCATATTTGGAATATATGTTTCTCTTGATCCGAAGGCAATGTTTGAAGCTGCTGGAGAACTATCTTTGGAATCTCGCCATAAAGTTGCTTGAACCAAAACATATCCCTTTTCAGGATCATGACTAATGACTGAAATATCGGATCTACCCATTGGATAATTGGCAATAAACCATTTGTTAAGTGTTGCCACATCCTCATAATCCTCTAAATTAAAAGCCATTATTTATCACCCCATTCAAACTGCTCATCTTTAACTGCTTCGAGGACTGTGTTATAAACAGCCCCATAGGCGATGAAGTCTTTGATGCTGTCGTAATGATCTGAGGTTTCACTAAGCCGAGAAACTTTGACCAACGCCATACATAAAGAAACTTGATGTGGTGTGATTGGGAAATCCAAATATGCAGACCAAAGACCTGCAATTCGTTTGTGGTTATAGTATGGATGTCCATAAACACTTCCACGCTGTTGCAGCGTAATAATGACTTCATCAAGCAGCTGTTCAGTTTTTGTCATAATCAAATATTTCATCTGACTTGCGCTTTGTTTCAGCCATTCGGCGGTGCATATTCCAGCCATCCGCCCGACCCTTCCAATAACCATTTTGGAATGCGGTTTCTTTAATTTCATGAATAATCCATGCGCCAATACCCAAGCCCATAAATATCCACGCCAGTTGTAGCATGTCATCCTTTACTGTCATGTTGCTCCCTTACATATCCACAGCTTTTGTGGATGCATAAAGTATGACCTAAAGCAAGGACGCTTGGTTAATTACTTTCGGTGTGTTTTATAACGATTAAATAACGCCAATATCCTCAAAATCATCGATATGGTCATCAATCGTGCGAGGCTGATAGTCTGTTTCACGCCCCATAATACCTTTTATTGTATCGGAAAGAGCCGTCATGATTGACTGGCACAAGCTCAACTGAATGACCACCCTTGCCAAAACTGAGAACAACAAACCCCATATTCCAATCGCCTGAAGCATATTTAAGATAACTTGCTTTATTTTTCTGATCCATAAGGTGACCAGCCTCGATGCCCCAAATCGTTGAATAACGGCCATTTAAGCCAGTTTGATGGCGGACTGCACCCTGCCTATGCGAATGCCCACAAATGGTGTTCAGTTGCCACTTTTTGGCCAAATTAAGGGCAGTTATACCGGCGTGCTTAGACATATTGCCCTCATCACCATGAGCGAGGAACCAATTTTTTTCAAAGGCAAAACCTCGGCGGTGGAATTTAATGCCAAGACTTGAGAAATCCATAAAGCGTTCATAAGTCAATTCAGGCAACCCAATCAATGATGGAGCACCTTTGAGCAATGTGGTGTAAAGCCGATCCGTATGATTCGATCTGACTATATCTGTCGTGCCTAAATCAAATAAAATGTCCTGAGCTAAAGATCTTTCCTGATCTAATGTTTCCGCAAATTCTAGTTTAGTCCCTTTTACCCAACGACTTTGAGAAGTGAAATCTAATTCATCACCACAATTTAATACAAAATCAAACTTTTCATGTTTGGACATTTTGATTAAGTTGGAAACTGCTTTTGGGTGGTGCAGAGGAATTTGCAGGTCTGGCACCACTAAATACCTGCGGTTGGCTTTAATTAATCGTCATCCTCATCGTCAGTTGGATCTATGGATGGGATGATCCCACCATCGCCCACAATCCAATCAGGAAAAGTCTTGTGTTCCGTCATCAGCCAAAATGCATGCTCAGGTGTGAATCCTGCTTTTCTAGCTGCTTTGTAGCATTCATGCAAAGCCATATAATGTTGATCGATTTTTGTTAATGGCTCAGGAGTTTGGCGAACGACTCGACGATTGATCTTTTTGCGTTTGATAGGTTTTCGGGTGTTCGCCATGACAAAAATTATCGCTGACTAATTAAGACAAACAGATCATCGACACGCTGTTCCAGTCTAGTAATCTGATCCTTCATGCTTGTGCCTGAGTTCGGCTTTAACTCGGCTAAATAGGATTTAATAACCCAGCGCAGACCCATCAACAAACTTGTGAATATGGCGCAAACGCCAACGACTATACCAACCCAAGATTCTACGCTCATTTGGCATTGATGCCATAATCTGCTTCGCTCCCCGAATTTGGATCAATTGCTTTTGCTAATGGTGCAACTAATGCGCCAGCAAGGATTGCTAACTCTGGTCGGATATCAGTAACGATGGCGAGTGCCACAGTAATACCGGAAGCTGCAACAGCTCTCAAATATGACTTAATTGCTGCTTTGTGTTTTTTGTTTAGTTTCATGCTTTGCCTCCTAGTAGTGGGATGTTGAAAAACTCGCCTGATTTGTTTGGATAAAATGAAATATGAATGTGCTTAGTATGAGGATTGATACCCTTATATTTTCGCCAACGCCAATTCAATAATTTGCTAGCAATATGATGATTATGAATTACATATTTGATTCGTTTGTCTGTTTTGCTAGCAAGTCTGATCTGATCGGCAAGATAGGCAGATATGCCTTCGGCTTGACCTAAATCAGCTGTAATGTCGATGGCACAAACTTCGCCGGAAGGTAATGGGTTATGATCTGAAACCTTTGATCTCATTTGATGTTGTGCCGATGCTATCCAGCCATCACTTTTACGGCTGCGATCTGGAAAACAATCAT